GCGCCCCCAGATTCACATGGAGGATTGGTATGCACCCCCTGCAAGAGAAGTTCCAAGTAATCGTTCCTGTTAAGGAAGAGGGAGAAGACCCCTGGGTCAGCCAAGCCAGTCAGCGAGACCTGCGTGGCATGGAATCCTGGAACAATGCTACATCTACCCAGGAAGATTATCGGAAGTTCAATCTTCCTCCTCCGGGCATGGAGATCGAGAATCAGTTCCGTTCTCAGCAAGACAATATGCCGCTGAGCATGGAGGGCGAAACAGACGTCAGCAAGGACGCTAATGCGCAGAGCCTTGCGCGTGGATTTAAGAAGCAGGAAATGCGACCCAGCGACGACTGCTACACCGGCGAGCACGTAGATCATTTCTACGGGGATGCTGGCGGGTTCGTCGAGCGCAATAACTACCTGGATCGGATCTAGTCATGCCGCCCCACGCTCTGGGTTCGTGCAGTGCCGTGCTGACATGGTAGTAGATACTTCAGTCGAATGGACAGAGGACACAGTATGAAGTTAGACAGGTCTAAGCCTTACGGCACCATCCACGGGCACCCACACGCCATGTTTGAGCAGAATGGTCGTCTGTTCGACGGCGCAGGTTCCTTGCTTGGTGGTCCTAGCAAGGAAGGAACCAAGCAGCAAGGCATGAAGATTCCTACGGATGACCTCGCTGCCGCTGCGGAGTTCTTGAAGAATATTCTTAAGAGCGGGCCGCTGAGTAAGGCCGCAGTGTACAAGGCGGCTGAGCAGAACAACCAGCCCTGGCCACAGGTCAAGTCTGCGTTCGATGATCTGAAGATTGTGAAGTTCCAGTACGGCAACGCCGAGACCTGGAAGCTGCCTGAGGAGGCTTGATCATGTCATTTGATCCCAACAGTCCATACACCACGACCACGGACGCCGAGGGTGAGATATACTTCTCTCAGGGGGCGTATACGTACGACAGGTTCGGTAATCAGTGGGCCACAGTTCCCAAGAGCAAGCGTAATGGATGGGCGGCACCTCTTAGCACGGTGGGGGCAGATTCTTCTGGAGTGCTGAGCGCGGGGGGTAAGCCACTGACAGCGCTCAATGCCATGGTGTCAGGGGCTGGGAAAAGCCCCCGAACAGTGCTGTATGGCGACTCTGAGACCGACACCTACGAGACGATCTCATTGCCGAGTAACTGCGCCTATAACGCGGCTACCGGCGATCTCACAGTCACTAGCAACGGGCACCAGCAGGCTGTTGGCTGGAAGGTTTGTATATGGAATCGGAACTATGGCTATCCGGCTCAAAACGGGCTGTTCAATTGCGTGGTCAGCAGCGTTCCAGATGCCAACAACTACGTGGTCAACATCGGCGCCAATCGCCCGCTGATTCCAGCCAATGACGCGAACTGGCGCTACCGAGCCCAGTCTTGGCGCTCGTCTCAGAACTTCGTGACGTGGCTGCAGGGCGTCTCCGACCAAGCATTCAACATCATCTACAGCGGCGGAGCTTCAGGCGATCGTGTTGATGAATGCCTGACACGTCTGCAGGTTGACTGCCTGGCCTACAGTCCGGATACCGTCCTAATGCTGATGCCAGGTGTGAACGATATGAGCGCAGGCAACACTAGCCGCGACCTGTCCTCGATCATTGCAGACCGACACACGTTGGTGGATCGAATCCTTGCGTACGGCGCCCGCCTCATCTGCCTAACGACGCTCCCAGTTCAAACGGGCGATGCGCGGGCCACCCTGGCAGCCATGAGTGCCGTGCGCTTCATGAACGAGCGCCTGATTGAATACTGCGCAGGCAAGCCCAACGTTCTGGTAGTTGATGCCTACAGCATCTTCGTCGACCCAACTAGCACGACAGGCCTAGCCAAGACATCGCTGGGCTATCTGCGCACCACCGACAACATCCACCAAAGCATGCGTGGCGGCCGCGCTCTGGCAGAGTACATCTGGGGTAAGGTCAAGGGTTGGTTCCCCAGCCAGTTGGGCAAGCTTCCGACCAGCATACTCGATAGCCTCCCCAACAGCGCGTTCACGCTGTCGTCTGTCACGATCGCTGCGAACGGCCTGTGCTCCGCCACGGTCAGCACCAGCGGCGCGCTTCGCGCTGGTCAGCGCGCCAAGGTATGGGGCGGCTCGCCAGCGTTCAATGAATACGTGACGATTGCGTCGGCAGTCGGCACAGCTGTCACATTTCAGACAGGGAACACTCCGGGCAGCGTGACTGGCACGATCAAGGTAAGTAGCGCGCGCAACCTGTTGGACAACCCGCTACTGACAACGGCGACGGGCGGTGCCTTAGCGGGCACAGCCACCGGCGTTGCTGCCAGCGGATTCAAGGTGGGCAACGGCACCGGCACGCCAGGTATCGTGGCTTCGGTGGTAGCTCGCGCTGATGGCAAGGGCAACGATCAACAGATCGTGGTGACTCCTACCGCTGTCGGCGATCAGGCCTGGATTGAAGCTGATTTCAACTGGGCGTCAAGCACCGGCTCTGTCAACTGGCCGGCGCAAGTACAGGCCGGGCGCTATTACGTTTTCGAGGGCGAGTTGAATCTGAGCGGTGTGGCCTCAGTCGGACTGACTGAAATCAGGCCCAACCTCGTTGTGATTGTGGGAGGCACGACCTACCAGATCTATTCGATGAATGGCTACGCCGACGGCCCCTGCCTGAATTCTGACCTTTCGGCCTTCCACTTCAAGACTGCGCCCATGCTACTGCCCGCCGGCGCAGTGACCACCTTCAAGTTCCAACTGTATCTCACCTGCAGCCTTGCTGCTGGCAGCCTGACGGCGAAGCTTGGCCTGGTCAAGGTGGACGAATACGAGGCGGCTCCCTAATCCCGTTCCCCACTGATACGCACCAAGCTCAACACTCCCACTTCTACAGGACCTAAGCTCATGGTATGGAAAATTGACGACCCGCAGTGCAACGAATCTAAGAAGATCGTGTGGGAAGTAGCCCCCTACCTCAAGGGTAGGGGGCTTGATATTGGGGCTGGAGACTTCCGCATTCTGCCCCACGCCACCACGGTAGATAACATGCACCATGCGGCGTTCGGGTTCCAGACTAGGCCCGACGTACTGTGCGACGCCGCTAAGCTAGACGTATTTGGTAGCCAGTCCATGGATTTTGTGTACTCCAGTCATACGCTGGAGCACATCGAGGACGCTGCTGGAGCCGTACGAGAGTGGTGGCGCGTGCTACGGCACGGGGGCTACTTGGTTTTGTACCTGCCGCACAAGCTGTTCTACCCCAACATAGGCACCAGGGGCTGCAATCCAGACCACAAGCACGATTTTCTACCTGCTGACGTCATCGCAATGCTCCCCAATGGGCACGATGTGCTGGAGTGCCAAGAGCGGAACGAAAACCAGGAATACAGCTTCCTGCTCGTGGTGCAGAAGCTACAGGGCAAGGAACGGAAGGCTAGCTACCTGGACCCCAGACCAGAAAAGACTGCGTGTGTGGTGCGGTACGGCGCGTTTGGTGATCTGATGCAGGCCAGCAGTGTGTTCGCAGCACTTAAGTCCGAGGGCTACCACGTAACTCTGTTCTCTAGTCTGCCGGGCTCTGACGCTGTGGCTAATGATCCCAACGTCGACAAGCATGTTCTCTTCGACAAGGACCAGGTGCCCAATGGGAACCTGGTGGACTTCTGGAACTGGCAGCGGAAGAAGTTCACTAAGTTCGTAAACCTCAGTGAGTCAGTGGAGGGCACATTCCTCGCCATGCCTGGGCGTACCCTACACTTCTACCCCCCACGGGTCCGCCACCTGCTCACTGACAAGAACTACGTAGAGATGCAGCACGCTATTGCCGAGGTGCCCTACAGGCTGGCCGTTAAGTTTTACGCTACCGTGGAGGAAAAGGCATGGGCACGCCAGCAACGGCAGCGCATGGGTGGGGAGCAGGTTATTCTCTGGTCCCTGGCCGGTAGTTCCGTGCACAAGACGTGGGCTGGGCTGGACCACGTGCTGGCCGCGCTAATGCTAGAGTACCCGCATTGCCGCGTGGTGCTGGCCGGTGGACCGGAATGCAAGATGCTAGAAGCCGGCTGGGAGCAGGAAAAGCGTGTGATATGCAAGTCAGGTGAGTGGACCATTCGTCAGACGCTGTCATTCCTAGAAGAGTGTGATCTCGTAATTGGACCTGAGACTGGCGTACTCAACGCTGCGGCCTGTATGCCCATGCCCAAGGTGGTGTTCCTCAGTCATTCTACACACGAGAACCTGACGCGAGACTGGACCAACGTGTACCCGCTGACTTCCGTGGGTACGGTGTGCCCTGGCCGGGGTAACGACACTGCCCCCGCCTGCCACGTGCTACACTATGGCTGGGAGCACTGCAAGCGAGACCCTGCCACGGGCACCGCGCAGTGCCAAGCAGACATTACGGTGGACCAAGCGTGGGCCGCCATCAGTGGAGCGCTTAATGATTACCGTCGTCGATTCTAGGCACGGACGGATTATCGTCCCCAGCACTGACCGCTACCTTGGCCGCAGCTTGGTGGAGTATGGAGAATTCTCGGAGGGAGAGGTGGGGCTGTTTGACGCTATCGTCCAACCGGGCATGGTAGTCGCAGACATTGGGGCTAACTTCGGCGCGCATACTCTGGTGTTCGCCAAGCGTGCCGCGCACGTCTGCGCGGTGGAGCCGCAGCGCATGGTAATGAACGCCCTGCGCGGCACCCTGGCGCTGAATAGTCTGTACAACGTGACTCCTTTGCAGATTGCCGTAGGAGATGTAGACGGAGAACTTGGCTGCGCAGACCTGGACATCCATGCGGACAACCCAGTGGACGTATTCCCTGGCGTTGGGTCTTTGAATATGCTGTGCGTCCCCCACGGGCTGCCGGTGGAGTGGCTGGCACCAGTGACTACGGACCTGTTTCCAGGTATGGAGTATGCGCAATGACTACCAGCGGCACATACAGCTTCACCGTCACTCGTGACGACATTATCCGTCAGGCCATGCTGAATATTCAGCGGCTGGACCCAGACGAGAGCCCTACGACGTCAGAAACTTCGGACTGCGCACGGGTGCTGAATCTGATGTGCAAGCAGTGGATGGGCAAGGCTGACTTCGCGCCTGGGCTAAAGGTGTGGACACGCAAACGGGGCCATCTGTTTCTGCAGGGGAACACTGGGGCGTACACAGTTGGCCCCAGCGCCACTGGCTGGACCAACAGCTACGTCTATCCTACGCTGACTGTGGCGTCCGCAGCGGCGGCTACTTCGGTGGCTGTGAGCAGCGTAACGGGCATCGCCAGTACGTATGCTATCGGCGTAGAGCTGGATAGCGGGATTATCTACTGGACTACCGTGTCCTCAGTTGTTGGCAGTGTGGTCAACCTTGTGGGGGCTCTGCCTAGTCAGGCCAGTAGTGGGAATTCAGCTTTCGTGTACCAGACTGCGGCGCAGGTTCCTGTACACGTAGAGACCGCGCTGCTTCGGGACTCCGACCAGACGGACACCCAGCTTAAGCTGATGACAGTACAGTCGTACGACTACCTCCCCAACAAGGTAGACCCCACTAACATCAGTGATCCCACGGCCATCTACTACGAGCGCGGAATTTCTTCTGCCACTGTGTACACTGACTGTGGCGGTGCGCAAGATGTGTCTAAGCACATCGTGATCACCTACCTGGAACCAGTGCAGGACTTCAATGCCGCAGGGGATACGCCATACTACCCCCAGGAGTGGTACTTGGCTCTGTGCTGGGGACTCAGTGAACAGATTTCTCCCATGTTCAAGTCCAGCTGGAGCCAGAAGATGGAACAGTTGAAGAATAGCGCGATTGCTATCGCTAGGAACCAGGGGTCTGAGAACACAGAGCTATTCTTCCAACCGGGAGCTGAAGAATGAAGCAGATTCCGCTGTTCGGTACTGGAGTAAAGAGTTACTCTACTCTTGCCACTGCGCAGCGTAGGCTGAACTGCATCTATGACATTCGTCCGGATGGAGACAGGTCCTCGATCATCTTGGTGGGTACTCCCGGCTGCTCGCTTATCTATACTCTGCCGGACGCTCCTGTGAAGTGCATGTATCGCTTCCAGGGGAACGTGTACGCCGTAGCGGGGACCACTCTGTTTTCTCTGTCTGATTCCAGCTACACTACGCTGCGCACGGGCCTCGGGTCTTCTAACAGTGTAGTGTTCATGACCGACAATGGTCTTCAGCTCTGCATCGTTTCGTCGGACGGGTTCGGAGACCACGGGTACACGTACACCCCATCTACCGGGGTGTTCTTGACGGTTACAGATGTCAACTTCCCTGCCGGCCCATCTGGTGGATACATCAATTCTCTAACTAACCTGGACAGTCGAGTCATCTTGTCCAAGCTAGGATCTAGGACGTTCTACGTCAGTGCTCAGCTAGACTTCCAGACATGGACGCCCGTAATTTTCGGCACTAAGGAATCCTCTGGGGATCCACTGGTCCGAGTGATGGAGATGAACGGCGCACTAGTGCTGTTCGGAGAAGATACGCTTGAGGTTTGGCAAGATGTAGGATCTTCACCCCTACCCTACCAGCGCGTGACGGGGGCTACCCAGCATGTGGGTCTCATTTCTAGAGAGGGAGTGGGGTACGCGGTCAATACTCTGGTGTTCCTGGGAAAGGGTGCAGAGGGAGAAATTCGCATATTCAAGCTGAATGGATATACCCCGGTTCCCATCAGCACGTCGGACATAGATTCCATTCTGTCTTCCTTGTCTAGAATTAATGACTGTACCGTGACAACGTACATGACTCTAGGTCATGCCATTACGCACTTCACGTTTCAGTCGGCGAATCGCACACTGGCATACGATCATTCATCTGGTATGTGGCACGAGGCGCAGAGCGGTCTGTCTACCAGCTATGCGTATCAGTTTTGGCGTTGGGTTAGTCAGTACGGAGTGGCTACTGTCGCCCGGCTAGCTGCTGACTTCTCTACTGGCCGTATCTACAAGATAGACGAGGCTGTGTACACAGAAAACGGCACTGGCATCCGAAGAGAAGCCTGCACCCGGCACATTCGTGCGAATGGGAACGAGGTGTTTCTTTCTCAGCTAATGCTAGACTTCGAAACCGGCGTGGGCAACGGGGCTGCTCCCAACCCCACGGTGACGATCAACGTCAGCCGGGATGGGGGCAATACCTTCGGAGTAGCGAAGACTAAGAGCCTTGGCGCAGCCGCGTCATACCTCACTCGAGTAGTGTTCAACCGTCTTGGAGCAGCAAGGGACTTCGTTGTAAGAATCGTAGTCACTGACCCGGTAAAGTTCGTAATCTCTGGCGGAAGTGCAGAGGTGGAGGCTGCGGATGATTGAATCTCCACCCTACAAGAGTCTGCCACAGGATCCCACCTACACGCCGTGGCTGCGGTGGCTGAATCAAGCGTTCAATGTTCTTCTGAACACGCAGTTCTACGGAATTACAGAGTATCAGGCCCCCAGCGCTAGCGGGTTCAGCTATCAGATTGGCAGCAGTACGGGCATCCTTATTCTGGACCCCGTGGCCGCCTATGCTGTGGGCACCGCTGTGCTGCCCGCTGCCCCTAGAGACCAGCGCCAGATACAGATAACTACTACTCAGTCAGTGACTGCGTTTACGCTCACGGATCCAGCCGGCTACACAGTTAAGAATGCCCCCGCCACGCTGACTGCTGGGCAGGCAGTTAGCTACGTGTTCAATAAGGCAAACACCACTTGGTATCGCACCCAGTAGGGCGCTACAATGCCGCACTATGGAACTGACCACTAAGACCAACATCGGTGACGCAGTACAGCGCATGAAGGCGGAAATGCTGACGATGCCGCAGATGGAGCTGGAGACATATCACTTCTGGGCAGACGGGATGTACGCACGGATGCTGCCTCGTCCGCGGGGTGCGACGATCGTCGGCCGGGTTCATAAGAAAGAGCACTTCTACATAGTGATGTCTGGCGCAGTCAGAATCACAAACGGAGAAGATGAGGCCGTAGATGTGGTTGCACCCGCTGTGCTGGTCAGTCGCCCAGGAACTCAGCGGGCCGTGGTGGCTCTAGAGGACAGTGTATGCATGACAGTACACCGCACTGAAGCAAAGACTGTGGAAGATGCGGAAGCTGATCTGGTAGAGGAAGACCCACTGTCTCTGTACGGACCGGGCAATACTCTGAGGAGACTGACATGAGCTTTATTGCTGCTGCGGTAATTGGTGCGGGGGGTGCCCTATTGGGCGGTGCGCTGGCGTCTAGTGGGGCCAAGAGCGCCGCGCAGACCCAGGCAAACGCAGCCACCGCTGCGGCAGAGCTTGCTGCAAAGCAGCGCCAGCCCTGGGTGGATGCGGGTTCCAAGGCTCTTGATCGTCTTTCGGCAGGTCTAGCTCCTGGCGGGGAGTACGCTCAGAAGTTCAGCATGGCAGACGCGCAGAATATGCCAGCCATGAAGTTCACTCTGGACCAGGGGCTACAGTCTATCGGCAATACGGCGGCAGCCAAGGGCGGACTACTGAGCACCAACGCCATTCAGGACTCCACTAAATACGCTGAGGGCGTGGCATCCACGTTTGAGAATCAGGCATTTAATCAGTGGCTGGCACAGCAGCAGCAGCAGCTTGGAGCTCAGCAGTCTCTGGCGGGGCTAGGGCAGACCATGGCTAGCCAGACTGCGGACACGGGCGCGAATGCCCTACTTGCTGCGGGGGGCGCGCAGGCGGCCGGGCAGGTAGGCGCTGCCAACGCATGGGGGAACGCGCTTGGGAGTGTGAGTAACCAGCTACAGCAGTTCGGCGTGCTTAAGAGTCTATTCTCCCCCTCCAGCGGCGGCGGATTCTCTGCTTTCGACACCTCTGGTGCTGGTATTGATCCTGCGGGTATGCTTGGCGGTGCCGCTACGGCGGGCGACTACTCGGATGAACGCCTTAAGGACGATGTGCGGCAGGTAGGCACCACCAACGACGGCCTACCAATCTACACCTACCGGATGAAGTTTGGCGGCCCCACCAAGATGGGCGTCATGGCTCAGGATATGGAGCGCGTGCGTCCAGACGCCGTAACCCGGGACCGTGCCGGCTTCCGCATGGTGGACTACAACAAAGTGAGCTGAGTATGCCAGCAGATTTTGGACTTCTAAGCTCTGACCAAATCCCTCTGCGGTCTCAGTTCAAGCCTATGGATGCGGTGGGTAATGTTGAAGCAGCCTACGATCTTGCTGGTAAGGCGGTGGATACAAAGGAAAAGATTCGCGTGTCTCAGACCGCAGAATCTGACAGAGCCACGATTCAGCAGGCTATGAAAGACCCCGAGTTTGACCTCTATACTCCACAGGGAGTGGAAAAGGCGCTTGGTACACTGAAGGGACAGCTTAGTCCTGAGAGCTACGCTGGTCTCGTGGATCACTCCAACAAGCTGAAGGCCGCAGATCTTAAGATGCGGGAAGGGGCATCAAGGATGTCCGTAGAGCAGCTTGCAGCCAAGAACGCTCGTCTTGAGTTCCTAATGCCTCAGATCAAGCAACTGAGCGATTCGTATCAGAGCGACGTGGCCTCCAAGGGCGAGCAGTACGCGCAGCAGCAGTTCGAACAGAACCGTAATCGGGTAGCCGTGCAGCTCCAGCAGGGTGGGCTAATGGATGAAGAAACTGCAAAGATTCTTCCATCCCTAAATCCCCAGAATCTAGATGCGGCCTACCGTGGCAGCGCGCACGGCAAGCAGTTCTACTCCACTAAGCTGGAAGAAGCTAAGGCTGAGGCGATGAAGACCCCCGGTAACTGGGACATGTACACGGCCAAGGACGGAACATACAAGTACAATTCTAAGACAGGAACCGCACTCAAACTGGGCGAGGACGGACAGACGTGGGAGCCCACGCAGGCCATACCCCCCGGCGCGCAGAAGATGGGCGCCGCTGGCAGTCGTGCGGGCGCCATCATGGAACTTCCTCCCGAGTACTCGGAAAAGATGGCTGAGTACGTCCGTGTTAATGGCAAGGCTCCGCCCAGTCCGCAGTTTGGTACGGGGGTGGCAGCTAGCCAAGCGCGCAGGGAGTTCTATAGGAGCTTCTTCGACAACCTGGATAAGCTGGGCACCACCCCCACAGACGCTGCGGTAGCCGGTCTGTCCCGAGATGCGAGCAAGGAGGCAATTAAGCGCCTCACGACTCAGAACGCAGTCATCGTTTCTGGCGAAAAGGACATTGAGAAGGTGACCAAGGTGCTTAAGGACGAGCTACAGAAGCTCGGGGGTCCTGATAGCCCCAAGCTGCGCGCCCTGTGGAACAAGGGCGCGACCGAGTGGTCTGGTAATCCAGAGTTTAGCGGCATCAACGCAGCATACGCCAACTTCTTGGAAACTAGTGCTCGTGTTCTTAGTGGACAGACCGGCGCGGGAGGTACGCCAGTCTCCTACCTGGAGCTGGCAAAGAAGAGTCTTGGCGACAACCCCAACCTTGAGCAGATTTCTAAGCTCGGTGACACCATGGGCAAGCTGTTCAAGGCTCGAGAAGAGTCCATGATAGAGACCATAGGCAGCCTCAAGAAAGACATTGCTGGTCCCACACGCCCCGCTGGCGGGGAAGGCAGTGTGCCTAAGGATGTGCAGTCTAGCAGAGACTCGGACGCAGTGAAGATTATCCGAGACGAGTACAACGACACAGTATCCAAGCTCAAGACAGCCAAGGGCGACGAGCGTACTCGCCTGCTGGTGGACGCACGCGCCCAGCGTGCAGAGCTCAAGCGCAAGGGCGTGGATGTGCCAGAGCCCGGCGCCCCTGTGAAGGATTCTGACGCTGAGTGGAAAGAGCTTGCTCCAGGCGTGCGTGTGCGCGTAAAGGGATAACATGCCAACCTACGAGCTGGACATTGGTGGCAAGACTCATGAAATTGAGTCTGACAATCCACTCACGGATGCTCAGCTTAGCGAGTACGCTAAGCGCTTAACTGCCCCCGCCGCCAAGCCTACCCCCAAGCAAGATGACCCCGTCCGGCTGCCCCAGACAGCCGGAGAAACCGCCACCGCGCTTAAGAAGGGGCTGCTGGGTCTTGGGGACGTGGCGCTGAGCGCTACCACTGGGGGGCTGGCCACGCCCGTAAGCGGACTTGCGGGCGTGGGGTCTGCGGTGTACGCCGCGCTCACGGGCAAGGACGACCCCATGCGCGCAGGAGCAGAGACTCAGAAGTCTGTGCAAGAACGCATGACCTGGGCGCCTCGTACGGAGGAGGGACAGGCCGGAGCTGCGCTGCTGGGCAAGCCTATGGAGATGGCAAAGGCGTACTCCGGCAAGGTGGGCCGCGCCATTGGTGAGAAGGTGAGCGCCCCCATCGCCGGAGAATCTATTGGTGAAGCTGTGCCCGAGGCCGCTGCCGCACTGCTGGGCGCCAAGCAGATGCTTAAGTCTCGCGGCGCGCTTACTCCGGGGGCTCCGCTTTCCCAGGCGCGTGAAGCGATCGCATCCGCACAGAGGTCTGGGTTCATGGCTGATCCTGTGGAAGCAAACCCCAGTATGGGGACTAAGTTGGCGGGCACTATTGCGGACCGCAGGCGTGTGCAGGATAATCTGTCTGTAAAGAACGCGGAGATTGCAGCCACCAAGCTGAAGAAAGACCTGGGCATTGCCCCTGATGGCCGGCTTGACCTACCAACGCTGGAGGGTATCCGGGGGGCCGCGGGCCAGAAGTACCAGGCAATTAAGGATCTTAAGGTAGACATTCCAATGGATCAGACGTACCTTGACACGATCAAGGCACTAGATTCTAAGTTTGAATCTCTTAAAGAGTTTGCGCCAGACCTGTACCGCCACCCAGACCTGGAGCGTGTGCGGGGCGCCCTGGCGCAGCCCAAGAGTCCCGCACACCCCAACACGTGGACCCCCAAGTCTCTTCTTGAGATTAGCCAGAATCTTCGAGAAAAGGCCAATCGAGTCCTGAAGCAGAAGGATGTGTCTGACGAAGCCTTTAACGAGGCCGCAGCGCTTAAGGCTGGCGCCACCGCGATGGAGGATTTGCTTGAGCGCCAGCTTACCCCCACGGGCACCCAGAGAGTAGCTACTAACTTCAGGGCGGTGCAAGACTTCCGCAAGGCGCGAGAACAGATAGCCAAGACGTACGACGTAGAGGCTGCAACTAACCTTGTCTCTGGCGTTGTGGATCCTCAGAAGTTACGTAAGATCGTTGAGCGCGGGGGCACCTTGTCTGGCGGGCTACGGGAAGTCGCCGACGCTGCCGCAGCCATGCCCAGCGTGATGCGCAGTCCAGAGAGCATATCCCCCGACGTGTACAGCCACATAGGAGACTGGGGTGCTGCTGGCGTGGCTGCTGGTGCTGCCACGCTGCACCCTGGGCTTGCTGCGGGAGCTCTGGTGCGCCCTGGCACTCGGGCAGCTCTGTCCAGTAAGCTGTACCAGGATAAGCTGGGGCAGGTGAAGCCAAGCAAGCCCACCCGCCAGTATAGTATGAAAGAGGCCGCCAAGGGGGCCGCCGCCGCAGAAATCGCAACAGCTGAGGAGAAGAAAGATGAAGCTGCTAATAATTGATCATGACGGTGTAGGTCTCAGCTTTGCAATCCGTGCACGTGATGCTGGGCACCAAGTGCGCTGGTTCGTTAAGCCGCGAGAGTCTAACAGCAAAGACATCGGCAAGGGGTTCAAGAACATCGCCAAGGTAGATAACTGGGTTCCCAGCATGGGCTGGGCGGACCTAGTCATTGCTACCAGCAATGATGACTATCTGGAACGTCTAGAGTTCTTCAGCAAGAAGGGCTACCCCGTATTCGCCCCCACGCCGGCCAGCGCCAAGCTGGAAATTTCTCGCAAGGACGGAATGCAGATTCTTGAGAAGGCGGGGATCGAGTGCGTTCCGTATCAGACGTTTCCTAGCATGGCCGCAGCGGAGAAGCACGTACTCAAGACTGAAGAGCGGTACGTATTCAAGACGTTGGGAGACAATGAAGACAAGAGCCTGACTTACGTTTCCAAGAGCCCTGCGGACCTTGTTGCCTGGATGCGCCGCACGCCCCCACCCAAGGGGGAGGTGATGCTACAGCAGTTCGTCAAGGGGATTGAAATGGGCGTGTCCCGCTTTATGGGCAGTAAGGGCTGGGTAGGTCAGTGGAACGAGAGCTTCGAGCATAAGAAGCTGATGTCTAGTAACTATGGCCCAAATACCGGAGAGATGGGGACCATCGCGTACTTCACAGAGCAGTCCAAGCTCGGCCGTGACACGCTCGGTAAGCTGGAGGACGAGCTGCTCAAGCGTGGGCACCGGGGGGACACCGCACTGGGCTTTATGATTGACGACAAGGGCAAGCCCTGGCCCACGGAATGGACCTGCCGCTTGGGCTGGCCCATAGCAAACATGATGCTCGGTGCTACGAAGGGTGATCCCGTGGAGTGGATGCGGGACGCGCTCCAGGGTAAAGACACTACCACATTCTCTGAAGACATCGGCTGCTGCTTGGTGCTTGCTCACGGGGACTTTCCGCATGGGAACTTCACCAAGAAGCAAGTCAGCGGGGTGCCAGTGTATGGGGTGACGAAGGGCACAGCTATACACGTCCACCCACAGGCCGTACAGATTATGAAGTTGCCGGACCAGGGACCGGACGGTAAGGGAATTGTGGAGAGAGAAATGTGGGCCACCGCTGGGGACTACGTGGCAGTTATCACGGGTTACGGGGCTAGCGTGAGTCAGGCGGCTAAGCGCGCCTATGGCACTGTGGAAAAACTGCATGTTGCCAACCCCATTGTCCGTGATGATGTCGGCGAGGAACTGAGGACTCAGCTCCCCGCGCTGCATGCGCTGGGCTACGCGCTGCACTGCCAGTACAAGTAGCGCAGCGCGGAGGCTCTAGGAGCGCTCAGGCTGCGTTTATTTTGCGGGGCCTAGGGGGTAGTAGCCAGCGGGGCGGCAAATAGTTCCCACGGCTCATTCTTGAGTACCCGGTACGCCATCAATCCAGGGAAGTGTTCAGTCACCCCCACATCATTCTCGTGGTCTCCTACGATAATAGACTTACGGAAGTCTATTTCGTAATCCTCAGCGGCAAGCCGCAGCAGCCCAGGGGCCGGCTTACGGCACTGGCAGCCGTCTTCTGGTGCGTGGTAGCAGGCGTAGTAGCCATCTAGTTCTACCCCCTCCTTCTCCAAAAGATCTAAGAACCGGGACTGCACTAGTGCAGCTTGGTGTCTAGTAAACTTGCCTCGTCCCACGCCGCTCTGGTTAGTCACCACTAACAGCAGGAAGCCCGCAGCAGCGGCTAGGCGTAGCTGCTGCACCACGCCCGGCAGCAAGCGCACGTACGCAGGGTCCCCAATGTAGCCTTGATCGAAGATCAGCGTACCGTCTCGATCTAGAAATAGAGCCTTATCCATTTTTGATCTTTCCGATGATGCGGGAAGTGCTTATGTCCAGCGTTCTAGGCACCAGTACCACGGGCACCCCCTGCTGCATGAACCACTCAACTTCTGGGCTCTTGAGATTTAGATCTCCGCCCTTTATGTACAGATCTGGAGTAACTCCGCACTGTATCATACGGTTAAGCGGGTTGTCTTCTTGGAACCCGCGTAGCACCGCCGTAGGAACCACCGCAAGCACCATCGTCCTGCGCTGCTCTAGGGGCGCTATGGGCCTGCCAGTGCCTTTTAGTCTAGCTACGGAGACATCCTCATTAAGGAAGATGTGCAGTTCATCGCACAGCGTTGCACACTTCTGCAGGAACTGTACATGTCCCGCGTGCAGGAGGTCAAAGCACCCGTTGGTGAATGCGATCTTGATCATTGCGCTAGCTCCTCCTCAAGCAGACCGCACAACACGTGACCGATGAATATGTGCGCTTCCTGGATACGCGCGGTGTCAGTACTAGGTACTATCAGCGTGGTGTGTGCCAGCGCGGCCAGGGCACTTCCGCCATGCCCCGTGAATGCAAGAACAGTGGACTCGTTCCTGCGGGCAGCTTCCGCAGCGAGTAGAACATTCTTGCTAGTCCCAGAAGTACTCATACACACCAGCACGTCCGCCGGACCACACAGTACCTGCACCTGGCGCTCAAACACGTGCTCGTAGCCATAGTCGTTGGCTATGGCGGTAAGTACGGATGTATCGGTCGTTAGAGATACGGCGGGCCATCCGTATCGACGATGATCCTTGAACCTACCCATCATCTCTGCGGCTAGGTGCTGGCAGTCCGCAGCGCTACCCCCATTACCGCAGAAGTAGACGGTCCCCCCTGTCTGCAGACACGTGTACAGCGCGTGCAGCATGGAACCAACCACAGTGGATTGATCGCTCGTGGTGCGAAGAACAGATACAAGGTGCTCCACTTGCTTATCTAGCTCAGCAAGGGTGTCAGACAGAGTCGTTTTCATCCAGATACTCCTTAATGTCTCGTTCAGAAATGACCGCGATGCCGCGCTGCCGCGCTGCCAGCATGCCGGCCACATTGGCGCGGCGCATCACCACGGGCCAGGGGTTGCCATCCACGTGTGCCAGCACCATCTGTGCGAAGAAGCTATCCCCCGCACCCGTGGGGTCGCAGTCGTGCAGCGCGTTGGGGGCGGGGTACAGGTGATCCGACTCTCGTGTCACGAGCTTAGACCCATGCTTTCCCATGGTCACAACAAGATGTCTAGCGCGAATGCGCGTGACAGCATCCTCGTCATACTGCAAGCAGTCGGCAACCTCGTGCTCGTTGGCCTTTATCACCAGGGCACCCGCATACTTGTCCCAGTCATGACCATGCGGATCCACATAGACAGGCTTGTGTTCGTCGTACGCCTGCTGTATTAAAGCAGTACCCAGGTAGTCAGTGACGCCCTTGCCATAGTCAGCAATCGCTAGCGCGTCGTGGCTGGCAAGCAGCCCCGCCGCCTGTGCCATACACTCTCTGGCCGTGGGAGCGCTTGCGGGGTTGTCTTCGTCAAACCGGAATACCTGGCGGTGGTCCACAAACCCACGAGTCTTGGTGGTTGTGCGCTCTGTGGCGGCCTGCAAGCTGCGCACTCCTGCTGCTGTGAGCATGCGGTGCAGCAGCTTGCCAGCCGGATCCACTCCACAGGCATGCACAATAGTGACGTCCGCCCCCATGGCACGGAGATTCAGTGCGACGTTGGCCGCTCCGCCCGCGTAATTGTGCCTGCTCAGCACAGACAAGATGGGTACGGGAGCCTCTGGGCTGACCCGTGTACACTGGCCCACGTACGCTACGTCCAGCATTGTGTCCCCCAGCACTAAGATCTTAGGCATCCTGCGCTCCCTTTGTAGCCGTCAGCTTGTTGAACTGTGCACGTAGCCTGCCAATGCCCTGTGTAGCCGCAATCTCCAAGGCGGCGTAGTGCTCCTTGTGACGAGCTGCGTCCAGCGCTTGGAATTCCATCTCTCGCAGTTGGCGAGCTACTTCGTCCACTAGAGTGGGCTGGAATCTGTTGAATATCTTGATCATTGCAGGTAGTCCTTGCCGTAGACGGGACCAACCGCAATCATCGTGCGGTAGAGCGGATGCTGCTCCTTGGCAGCGTGGAGCGCGTCCGTGGGAGAGGTGGCCCGTATTCGACCCACCGGCTCCATGTGGATGAACGCTGTGAGCACCCCGTAGTGCTTCTCCAGCGTGCGCTGAACGTAGTACACTTGGAACGTACACATGATACTTGATTCCTGGTTACCGTGGGCACGGCGCCCACGGGTGTTAGTATGGGGTACGGAGTGGTCCGTACCAAGCAGTGTTACACCCCTCCCAGGGCACCTAGCCCTGGTTTACGTACCCAGGCCCCGGGTGGCTGCCGCTGGCGGCACCTGAGGGCTCCTGCTGCGCTGCGCTGGGGGTGGCGCGTGCCCCAGTTGGGTGCAGTACGCCGCCGTCCTCGCGCTGGTCGTAGACGCTGGCAAGCAGAATGTACTTGTCCAGGAAGCTGCGTGCCTTTTGCAAATCCTCAAGGCGCTTGGCGCGGGTAGTGCCCTTGCTCTTCCACCGCATGAGGTACTTGATAATCTGTGCCTGGAAGTAGTCCCACTCGTACTCAGCAACGAGGTCCCAGTGCTGGGACTTATCCCCCCGCTGGTAGTGACTGCCGCCGACCTGTTCTACGTGTCCTTCTTTCATTTCTCAATCCCCCGGTTCTTAAGCCAGTACTCGAAGCCTACCTTCCAGTCGCAGTGTGGTATGCTGCGGAGGTCGCACGCTTGCCCAGCCTTGCGAGCAAGATAGGCATCCCTCAGAGGGACCGCCACCGTACGGAGGAAGCTAGTGCGCGGCGGCTTACCGTCACAGAACCACTGGCAGTCCTCCAAGAACATGGACATTTCCTCCCGCGGTGCCAGCAGCGGGATGGGCGCTACCAAGCCCCGGGCGTACAGGTCCCAGTCGTCAGCAGGAGGGGTGTCCAGCAGCTTCTTGACCATGGGAAGATCTGTGTACACGTGGAAGTTGTTGCTAAACTGCCTGTACACCCCCACAGGCACACCCAGGGCGCAGGCTAACAGCTCCTGGAGCATGCTAAAGTGCACCACGTTGGCCCCGTAGGCGCCCCACAGCATGTCGTTACTGCGACAGCACACCGTCATGTTCAGCACACCCTCTCGGAGATCGAAGTACGCGTGCGTATTGCATGGTCGGTCCTTCCACGTGCCAGTCAAGTCCTCTTCGTGGTAGTCCCACATCTGTAGGACTGCCTGCCGGCTGTATCTGTCAGCGCGAAGGACATTGACGATTTCCGTAAGCTGGTCCCCCCAACTGTTCCGCCAGCGCCAGCCGTAGGCACCGTGCACTTCGCCACTATCGGCGTAGCTACTGTACTTGGAGTTGAACGGTAGCAGGTACGCGACATCTTTGCGGCCTGCAAACATCCAGATAGCTTCCATCAGGTGGAACACGTGATTACAGTCTCGGTCCGGATTGAACAGCACGCGCTCCGTGGGACGGTGGTACTGCGTTTGGAATGTGCCCGGCGCCACCAGCACCGGGCCACTGCGGCTACGCTCCTCCTTGCCAGCGGCACGCAGCCACCACAGCGCGTCCTTAAACGCTTGGTTCACATTCGTGGCGTTCAGTATGTGGCTCATAATTCATGCTCCTTGGAACTTATTGCGCACGTGCCCGCTCAGGTACTTGACCTTGCAGTACTTGCTGAACTCGCACAGGCAGTTTTGGAAATCTTGATCAGAAATGCGCGGCACGTAGGCCGCCACCAGCGGGTCAACCTCTGCACGACACTCTCTAAGCGCTACAGCGTACCCCCCAGCGGTCACGCATTGACGCTCATTCTTCATGTCCTCCGGATAGAAGTACCAGCTCAGACCGCGCAGGCTGCCGGGGCCAGGGGCACTGAACGTCCAGTAGTCCGGGGCCATGGCTAGGGGGTGGTTCCGGGTGTTCTTCATATCTGCCACCACTTGTGCGGCCAGGAAACTGCCAAGGCCGTCTATGCCCTGTAGGTCTTCCCACGCAGACTGCAGACTGGTAGTTCGTGGGAACCTAGTTAGGGTCATCGCATCCGCGGCCTTTACTGCCTCGACTACCTCTAGCACGTAATCAATCTTGTCCATCTTCTTACCACATGTGCTGATGGTGTACGCACTGGTGAATATCTTTTCTCCTGCTTCTCTCTTGGCCTTAAGACCATCACGAAGGCCATCCAAGGTCGGTAGTGAGTCCTCGCCGCGAGCACCGTCTACAGAATCTACTCCATAGAAAACGATGTCTTCCAGAGTAGGAACGTAGTTCAACGTTCTACCAAGAACAAACCACCACGCAGGGCTGTGATAATCAGACCAGTTCTGACGAATCCACTGGGTTACAGCATCATCCTCTCGGTGTACGTTGCAGAAGCGCACGGTCTGGAAAATGCGGTCTGCGCTCCAGGGCCTTGCTAGCCCCTCCTGGCGCCGGAGCTTTACAGCGTAGCGCTCAGTAATCCAGTACACAAGCTCAGCAGTTAGATGGTCAGACACTATGGTGCTCCTTGCCCCATTGCAGGGCCTTCTTCCACTGTACGACGACGTCGGTGCGCTCAGCGCCACCCCATGCGGTCTTCGTACGCTTCTGCACAGCGCGCACAAACTTAGGGTAGCGCGCCGCCAGAGTCAGGGCTGCCTGCCGGTGCATCTCCAGTGTGCGGTACGTAGATGCTCCGCCCTTGGTTCCGCTGCCGCGCTGGTTCTGCACAAAGCTGTTCAAAATCACGTTCTCGTACCCACGGGTGAGTAGGTGCAGAGTGGCTTCAAAATCGTCCATCACAGTGGAACTACGGAAGTCAGTGCCCGCCTCGAAGAACTTGGCCCTGTCGTAGCCGATAACCCGGGTTACCCGGGTGCAGTGCAGTAGTTCCTCTGTGTTGCGGTTTCCCCCCTCCCGGGTGGCGATGCTCACGTGCGCGTACTTGTGCAGCAGCGCGTGGACCTGTTGTAGCATCCAACGAAGATCGTCCTTCGTGGGGGTGCAGAACTTCTCTGGCTCGTCGTGTCTGCGCTTGGCAAAGGTCAAGTCATCATCCAGCATCAGAACATGATCCGCAGTAGCCTGTTCCATGATCCACTGGCGCGTGGCTGCAATGCCCACAACGCCCTTGGGTGGGGATACTGTACTCACATCAAGACGAGTTGAATACTCCGCGGAGTAGTTGTCCCACTCATCATACGGACACACGAGCGTAATGGGGTACGGACTGGCGCCAGTTAGATCTTCCAGCGTATGCTGGAGACCAATACGACGCATCGTCGGAATGAATATTTGCATTTCGAAGACTCCAGGAGCCGCACTACGCGGCTCCCAAAAGAGGGTTACTCGGGGTGCTGTGCTCAGTCGATAGTCTCGGCTTCCACAGCCTGCTCAACCTCGGACTCGGCTACAACCTGTTCCTCAGTCTTCTCAGCCCTTACCTTCTTGGCCTTGGGGACCTTGACAGGCTTTTCCTTCTTTACGCGGGGCTCCTTCTTTTCCACCAGCTTGGGGCTGTAGCCCTCGATGGCGATAAAGCCGTGCGCGGCATCGTACACCATGTTGGGAGTGGTGTAGGGGTCGTTGCCGTTGGCTTCCAGGAACGCTTCTACGGTCATGCCGTCCACGTACTTGGAAAACACCGCATGCGCCTTGCTGCCGAGGCGCTTGGGGTTCTGTGCAGCCAGAATGGTGATCTTGGCGCTCAATTCCACGCCCTTGGGACCCCGCACACCAACTGCCGGGGCGGTTGCGAGTGCTTGCGGTGCGTCTGCCGCAGCGGGGGTCGAAGCTTCATCAGACTTCACTTGCTTCTTCTTTGCCATTTGGTTCAACTTTCCTTGTAGTACACACTCTGGCACGGGGCGGCGTGTCCAGCGGGATTGACTAACCTTCTCGCCCAGGTAGTAGTTCCGGCACTGCTCCGGCATGGCCTGAGCAGGTGGTGCATAGAGAGCTGTAGGCGCACGCACGCACGCACGCACGCACGCACGCACGGATGGATGGGTCTGATGCGTGGGGCACACGCCAATGATGGTGCTGAGAACCTGAGCAGACTCCATAGCCGATCTAGCCACGCACTTATTGTGCATCATCTGGGCAGCTACGGCAGGGTCTCTGTCAGGGAAGAAGACATTCATAAACTAGCACCTTGGTCTTACTGTGTACCCAGTATGCCGTACGGAGCGTCCCACAGCAAGTAGTATTTTGTAATTAGAATCATTCTGTAATAGCTACACGCTATCCCGCATGGACTTTAGCAGTGCAAGGAAGTCTGTCTGAGTGGCCTCCTTGTTCCCCAGCACAGATAGTACCCTCTCGTCTACTGTGTCCTTTGCAATCAGTCGATGAACGCTCACTACGGGAGACTTCTGTCCACTACGCCACACTCGGTCTATGGTCTGACTATACGCCTCCAAGTTCCACGTAAGACTGTAGAAGCATACGTTACTGCACCCATTCTGCAGACCGTCAATGCCTAGGCTGATGCTGGTGACCTGCGCCAGCGCCACAGGGGCCAACCCAGCCGCGAACACCGCGATAGACTGATCATCCTTCCTGGCATTCCCGGTAGTCAGCACTAGGGCGCCGGGCAGCGCCTTCTTCAACTTTTCCAAGTCCGGAGTAAACTCGTAGATTACGAGTAGAGACTCCCCAGACAGTTGGTCAATAAGGTCGGTAAGCGCGTCGATCTTTTCAGTGTGCACGTCCTCCCACTCGCCTTCTCGTAGGCCAGTGAACATAAACCCGTTAGCGATTTGCCTGCACTTGCTGGTAGCCACGGCGGCATTCGCAGCCACAGCAAACTCATCTGTGTCCAGCTTAGCAACGAGTTCTCGGAGCATAGTGTCGTACTTTGCGCGGGCAGCGGTGGGAATATCTACCAGTATGTCATTGCAGGGGAGTAGTTCCGGCATCACTAAGTTGCCCTCTCGCTCCAAGACCAGAGTAAGCGGGGCTATCTTCTTGGCAATCTCTTCCGCGGCCCAGGGGTGCGGTGCTAGGCTGTACCCCATGTAGTCCGTAGGATAGAAGTACTTAGACCTGTAGTGCGTGATGTATCTTCCCAATGCGGCCCCCTCGTCCAGAATATACACCTGTCCAAACAGGTCTAGTAGCCCCTGGGGTGTAAAGCTGCCCGTGAGTATGTACCTGCGCTTGAAGTGCTTAACCAGCTTCTTCAGTCGCTTGAACCGCTGACTACCCGTGTTCTTGAACTTAGTTGATTCATCGGTAACTAGTATGTCGAAGTTGGCACGCACATACTCCGCGTGGTCCTCTAGCCACTCTAGCCCCTCAGGGTTGATTACTACGATGTCAAGCTCTGAGTTCTTAAGCACCTGTACTCGGGCTTTGCCGTGTGCCACCCCCACGCGGAGGTGCTTAAAGTCCTCCCACGCGGCGCACTGGCGGGGCCATACGTTGTACATCGGCTTTATGGGGGCAATGACTAACGCTCGCTTATTGATCTTCTTCTTAAGCAGTATACTGATTATAGCGTACATGATCGTGGTCTTGCCCATGCCAGGGCGCAGCAGGAACCCCGCACACGCTTGGCTAACGCCCAGCCGTACGGCCTGTTCCTGGTACTTGCGGGGCACCCAGGAGGGCAGACTTAAGAAATTGGATTCCTGCATCGACATCATCAATCACCTCCACGGGGTAGCCCCGTCGCTTGAGTTCAGCAATGCGCAGTTCTTGGAGCTTGCGGGGCCGCTTGCCAGGGGCCTTAAACTCGATGAACGCTACTGCTGGATAATAGAACAGCCAGAATCGGTCCGGCCAGCCCGTGTCGCTATCCGCGCTTAGCTTTAGGGGCAGAATGTCATGGGCCTTGGCCCATGACACTACGCGACCCTCTATGTAGGACTCGCGCACAGCGCGCTATGTCCCGAACTGACACGGTCCGCCGAACGCCTTAGCGTAGTCGCAGAACCGGCAGTAGAACTCCGGAAGCGGGGCACAGATTTGGTCGCGCTGCATGGTGCTGATACGATCCTCCCACAGGAGTCTCAGTTTCTCGTACCCAGAGTCGGACTCCAGTACGATGCGCTGCGGGGGTGCAGTGTCTTCCAGGTAGTAGGTAGTCACTTCTACGCGGTCAGCCAGCCATGCCCGCTTACCGAACATGGCATATAGCTTGCGCTGGTCCGCGTGCGTATCCTTGGGCTTGCCGCTCTTCCACTCTCCAATGTGCAGTACCCCAAGTGGAGGATCGTTGAGCGTGTTACGCACGTCCTTGCAGTAGCGAGCTGCATCCAGCACCGCGATACAGCTCGCGTACTGACTAGTGGGGCCGCACAAGGACCAGTCAGCGTCGAACGCCAGTTTCTTTTCCGTGTGCCGGTCCCCGTTGGGGTGGTTGCGGAACGCATCCAGAATTGGAATGTACTTAGTCTTGATGTCTGGGTGCAGAACGCTAACTGGCTCGCCCTGAATGTAGCGCTCCACGCTGTCGTGCATCCGCAGTCCGCGTGCAGCCGCTGGACCTGGGGGCTTGCGTGGCAGCTTCATCCGAGACTGGAACTTCCACTTCTGCGGGCACTGGTTGTAAGACTCCCACTGGCTAAAGCTCCAGCGGAACACGGGCTTGGAAAGAAGGTCAGTCATTCTTGGTCCCCAGAAATTAGATACTTATCAACTAGGTGCATGACTATCATTCCACCTATCAGCATTCCATCAAACGCTGCCACGCCTAGTCGATACGGTAGAACGTCTAAATATACGGCTATTCCATTTGACATTCCGGTTAGCAGCATGCCAGACCAGCCAAATGCACGTAGAAAGTGCTTCATACTTCGTACTCCGTAATGTCGCCCCAGTTGGGGCCGCTAAACCCTTCGCTACGGAAGGGCACGTCAAACCGGTCCTTATCCATGGCGACGCGCAGCCGCAGCATGGCACCGGCACGGTCGTCAATGGGGGCGCTGACATTAATTTCATCATGCACGGCGGCCAGCAGCACGTCTGTGGGAGCACGCTCAGTGTCGTGATCAATGATGGACTGCTTGGTCTGGTCTGCGGCACTTCCCTGCACGAGATAATTGAGAAGTTTGTAGGACAGATCTCGTGCAGGATCTGGCTCTCGGTAGTACACCCGGCCTCCCCACGTACGGATAAACTGGCCCCGCTTGCCACGGCTGCGTGTGTCGTAACTCAGTTGCTGGATCTCCGGCAGGGCAGCGTAGTACGCATCCCGCACTCGCTTACCCTCCACGGGGTCGACTCCCAGTGCCAGGGACAAGTTAGGCACCCCTCGTCCGTACATGATGCCGAAGCCCGTGATCTTCACAAACTTGCGCGGCATGTCGATGTTCAGCAGTTCCTTGATCATTTTCTGTACTGCCACGTGGGGGTCCGTAGTCGGGTCTGCTCGGAATGCGCTGTACAGCCGCCCCTCGGCAAAGTGGGCCATGATGCGCATCTCTTGGGCGCTGAAGTCACGCTTAATCCATATGTGGCCCTCCTCCGGCAGCAGGTAGCGCCGCATGTGGGGGACCATAGGAATATCAAGTCCCTGCTTGAGGAAGAACTCCTCAATGTCTGTAGGGACCACAAGACCTTCAAAGTCGTTGGGCGGGTTCTGTAGATTGGGTCCGCGGCAAGACATGCGCCCCGTGCGTGCGCCGGACATGTCGCCATCCGCGCCCTTGTCTCCGCGCACTTGGTTCCATTGCGGGTGCACCCGGCCGCCCTCGGCTAGCGCTTGCTCCAGCCACGGCCCCGCAAACGTACCCAGGCACGTAGCCAGCACACCCCTGTAGGCTAGGCAGTGCAGCAGGGCGGGGTCCTTGACGCGTCCCACAAGGTTCTTGCGCGCAGTGCTACGCTTGCCCGTGGGGGTAAGTACCCAGCTGGACACTTGCCCGGCACGGTCCAGAGCCTCGGCCAGCTCCCGATCGCTGTCTATGTTGAAGTCACCCAGCATGCGGTGAATGTAATCCTCCGCCATGAGCTTGGACCGTAAGTACACCTCAATGTCCCTACTGAGTCCCTGACAGTCCAGCCGTACGCCCCGCAGACTGCTTGCAGAGAGTATGGGGGCTAGTTTCTGCTCTCGCCGGTATGGTTCCAGCATGCCAGCCTCCAGCACCTTGGGGTACAGATGTTGGAACAGTGCGTAGGTGCGGTCGGTATCACCAATGGCGTAGCGGCCCACTAAGTCGCCCGGAGCGCGGCAGATGTAGGCGCCCCAGTCGCTGGCCTTGGACTCCGGCACGTTAGTCAGTACCCAGGACTTTACGTCATCCTGCTCGTCAGGGGGCAGGCCGAGGATGCGGTGCGCGCTGGGCTTAAGACTAAAGCTGAACGCGTACGGGTCAGCCAGGAATAGTAGGTACTGTGTGTCGTGCTGGTTGAGTGGATCCTTGTTGTGCCAACCAAAGTGTGCTCGGTCAATAGCGGATTCGAACGGCGCGTTGTGCGCTAGCCGTTCCTTATGCTTGTGGAATGCTTCCAGCACCCGGGCGCGGGCGTCCTCCCACCTGCAGTTATTCCCCGTGGGATGCCCCCAGGCGAGGTATTCGCTGGGGGCATCATCCACCTTGAGGGACACTCCCACAGGCTTGGGTGGGTTGTAGATAGGATTACCTACAATGCCCTCAGTTTCGTAGTCGTAAGTCAGCATCGAATCTCCTTAAAGCTAGGCCCCGAGCTCCACACACTGGATCCTCAGGGCCTGCTTTCTTAATAAAAGGCCCCCACGCACTAGAGTCTCTGGCAACTGTCTGGCGTACGTGGGGTTGGAACCTAGAACTAGGGTGTTGGTCCACGACCCGGGCGCAGCCCCGGGCTATTGCAGCGCAGCCCCTTTGGCAGTTATGCTATCCTACCGCCGCGCTGCTCACTAGGCTTCTAGCCGTGGTTAGAACTTACTCTTCGTCTTGGACTTGGCTGGGGCAGTAGCTTTCTTGTCCTCTTCATCACTGCTACCGTCGTCGAGCAGCGCGGTTTCTTCGTACGGCTCGAGCGCCAATTTCTCTGCTGCCTCCATACGCTTGATAATCGCCTCCAGGATCTCCTCACTCGGCACCACGCGCATGGGACGGAAGTTAACCTTGAACTGCGTCTTCACGTCAGGGGTCACGGTGATTTCTGCCACGGCGGCGTACGGAGGTACGCTGGCACTGGCCGCCAGCGTGTTGACGTAGGTGCTGTAGTTCTTCACACTTGTCACCGGCAAGTCCATGCGGGCGAACTCAGCGCTGAGCACGGCTTCTGCTCCCTTGTCGATCGCGTCTGC